GCCGCCTGATGAAACCAACCTGTCCTTAAGTTCCTGTGCTTTGCGTTCGCGCTCTTGCGTAACCGTTTCAGGGGGGTCGATTGGCACCAGCCTCCCGCCTGGCCCATCAGGCTTGTAATCAATGCCGGCAATGTCTCTTGATGCTTCTTGTATGTCAATTAGCACCTGAACTTTTGCGGTGTAGACGCCTTTGACGCCCTCTAATTCGCTCCTAAGTTCGTCAACTCGTCGTTTTTGTGATCGAATGGCACGGGCATTGCTGACGCCTGCACCTTTCATATCATTTAGCTTGCTTTTAGCTTCGGCTAATTTGTCATTTGTTTTTTTAATTGCAGTTTCATATTTTGAAATTTCTTTTTCACTGCCATTTAGCAATGAATTGAGGTCTGATTGCTCTTTGTAATAATTTACGGTTAAAGCTATTAGCCCCCCAACAGCTGCGGCGGCTGCCACCCACGGCAGCGCCAGCATTGCCCCCTTAAGTATCACCATCGCACCTGCCAAAAGCTTTGCCGCGCTTGTCGCGCCTGCCGCTGCTGGTGCAAATGCTGCAATTCCTTTTAACAGAGCGCTAACAGGAGATGCCAGCGCAAGGACTACCGCCGAAAAACCGATAAGTGCTGCCCCTGCTGTTTTAATTGGCCCTGGCAAATCACCAGCAGCCTTAAGCAGCTTGGTCAGCCCTTGGACGGCTGGGGTCACAACTGGCAATAACTCAGCCCCGATTGCATTGCTTAGTTCGCTGGTTGCATTACTAAACTCTTTGAATTTTGCCGCTGGTGATTCGGCCAAAATCTGCTGAATCTTATCCTTGTTCTTCTCAAATCCTTTCGCCAAGGCGTTGATCAGAATGTCAGAAGTGATCTTCCCTTCACTGCCAAGCTTCTTAAGCTCGCTGACAGCAACGCCCATCTCATCAGCAACTAAACCCAGAATGCCTGGGATTTGCTCGCTGACAGACCTAAATTCATCGCCCGCCAGTCTGCCACTGCCTAGCGCTTGACTTAACTGAAGAAACGCCCCGCTCGCTGCAGCCGCGCTAGTGCCGCTTGCAATTGCCGTAGCATTGAAACCTTTGTAGACCGTCTGAACCTCTTCAAGGGTCTTGCCTAGCGGTCTCAGCCTTGCATAAATATCTGAAAATTGGCTTGACGCTTCGGCTTGCGAAAGGTTAAACGTCTTGGCGTTATCTTTTACTAGCTGCTGTATCTTTCCAAATTCGCCATATTCTGCAGATAGCGCCTTAAGTCGTATTTGCGTTTGCTGAAAACTTGCTGCCTGCCCAATCATCCGCTTTGTGAGCGCTGCAACGCCAAGCGAAACGACCGCGCCTTTGATCCCACCGAGCGCTGACTGGTATTTCTGCGCCGCTTTCGACGCTTTACCAAAAGCAGATTTGGCAATATCACCAAACTGAGCCAGCTTTCTGGTCGCTGCTTCTGTCGCGGCTTTTTGCAATCTGACTGCTTTTTTCAGCAGATCTGTCTTTTTAGCTGCTTCATCCGTTGCTTTCTTGAACCGCCCAAGCGATCTGACGCCCTGCGAGGCATCAACAATTAGCTTTACGATCGACTCAGCCATGGCCCTATTCTACCGGCCCCCTCTTTTTGCGCGGTCCATCGCTTGCTGCTCCTTCTCTGCCTTCAACTCGTAATACGCGGCAAAATGCACCATCTCAGCATCGGTCAGCTCTGTTCGCAGTCTGCTAACGGTCATGCCTAGCTCGCAGGCCAGGTGAAACTCAAAAAAGAGCCACCCATCCTGCCTCAGTCGTTTTTTGCGTCTTCAAGGCTGGCCTCTTCGCCAATACCAAACAGAAAAAGCTCCAGTTCATTCAGCACGCTTTCAGGTAACTGCCGCTGCAGCTTTGGCGCGTCAGCCGGTGCAAATGCCTGCGAGCCGTCCTCAAGCTCTGCCATTTGGCAGAGCATCTGGGTGCTCAGGTCTAACGCTTCATCAGTACCGGCTAATTGCTGCGATTTCTTGCGATCGGCCCTTGTGATCGGCTTAAAGTACAGACTGATAACGATTTTGCCGTCTGCATTCTTTACGTCAAACTTACGGCGCTGGTTGAGATCAAATTCCCCAACCAGCAAATCAACGGCGCGGTTCCTAGCCATTTAATACCAACTATTCATAAAATAATACCTCCCTATGCGTCTGATGTCATGTCGCCGTTGACGGTAAACGAACAATTAACAGTTACCAGATCACCAACAGTAGATGCAAGCTCCATGCTTTCGATCAGACCGGCAAAGGAGATTGAATCAGATCCTGATGTTGTCCCTGTAAGAAACAGCTCAAAGGTCGCCGTTGCTGGATCGTTGGCCCTAATGGCCTCAGCCATAAATGCAGATTGGCCTGTAGCGCTTTTATCGTAGACCAACTCAACCGAGCCCGATCCTCCTACCAATCCGCCGACGACAGTTGTGGATGTCTGACCTTGAACCGTCGTGTCCAGAACTGCTTTAGTAGTGCTGAGCGACCAACTGCGAGTCCCTACGACGGTTGCATTACTTGAACCGGCAGCGTCGAATTGAACGGCGCCCTGCTCTCCTCTGATTGTTGCCATTGGTCAAAAATCCTCGATAAATTCAAAGGCTACGGAAACCCTTGTTTGAAAAAACGGTTCCGGTTGAGGAGAATCCACAACTGCAGGGCCGTCAGCAGCGTCAAAGAAGACACCAGAAACTATGGCCCTATTGTAGAGATCTCGGATGCGTTTCCCAATCGCATAATTAGCGCCAGGCCCAACCCCTTTTGGCGTGAAGATGTTGCACAGCAGAACGCCGATGACTTTAGTGCTGCCCCTTGCCGTCAGGCCCTGGCTCAGATATTGGTTGCCGCCGAATTGCACAAGACATTGAACCCATGACGATCGGGCCGTAGGATTGTCCGGCATGTTGTGAAACACCACAGGGATCGACGGGGGAAGCGCCAGCTCAGTCGCAAGCCGCCCCTCAATGATCGATCGAACGGTATTGAGATCAACGGCAGCCATCAGCGATTCCTACGGCGTATGAGCTCAATTCTGGCGGGGATCTGAAATGCAGCGATCTCCTTTCCCAAGATATCTGGATAGCCGGGGACCGTCGGCGGGTTTTGCCTGGTCCGGTAAACGCCTCGCCACGATGGCGGGAGATTGTTCCCGTAGACCACTGGCTCGGCATAAGGCAAATTATTTTGAATTTCGATTCGTGTTTTGCTGACCTTCACTTGACGCCAGTTGCCGCGCAAAATCCCTCCAGTAGTGCGCTCTCTCAAAGCTCTGCCCAAAGGAACAGTTTTCCCGTCAACTTTGAAGAACTCAGGCATCGAATCGATCTCTGCTTGGGTGTAGTTGCTTACAGGTGTTTTCTCTATAACCTCCTTTGTCCAAACCTTTGCCGCAAAAATGACCAGCTCCTCAAGCTCATCTTCTGCAAGCTTTGAAATGTCGCCTAAATCGATCTGCCGTGCCATAACTATCCTCTCAAAATTAGCTCATAAGTGATTGGCTCATTGTCTTGCTCAATGGTGTCGATCTTTATCACTTCATGCGAAATGCTAGAAATCAAAACGCGGTCTTGCGTCGTCGGCACAGCCGCAGCATCAGCCGCCGCAATGATCAGCCGCTTGTCACCGGACTGAATGAGCTCATTTACTTCTCTAGCTGAAACGCCCTGTAACACCCCTTTGATTTCATTGCTGCTGATGCTTTCGCTGATCTGCCCTGTCGCCGTGTCGTAGGTGCCGCCAGAAACGGTCTGAACCGTGACTTCACCGCCTAAGCGCTTCATTGCTTTTTGTACTGCCTTTTGCAGCGACGTTGCAATGCTCATGCAGAAACCCGGTAGGGATCTTCTTCGATTGTGAATACATAACCCAGCTCTTCAGCACGGGCTTTGGCTTCTTGTTCGTCATCAAATTGTTCGATGTTTGGTTGACCGCTTGTCACTGTTGAAGCTCCATCAGATTCAACGTAGTGAACCGCATCAGGTCCGTGGCAAACGTAATAGGTATTGTCCATAATCATCAAGCGTTAAAGGAGATCGTCCAACCCTTATTGATCAGGTTGGTGTAAGCAGTATTAGCGGCAGTAGACCAAGTAGTTTTGGCTGCGTTAGTGCCGCCTTCAATGCCAAGTGCGATGTTAGAAGCCCCGTTCGTGTCCAGACTGACAAGAATGTTCTCAATTGATTGAGCGGTAAGCGCACAGCCTGACCAAGCAGCTTTAAATGCGTTAGCACTAAGTGTTCCTGTCGTATCAAACATATTGGCGGGAAAGCTGCTAAGCCCGAAACACTGGAACCAGCCGCGAAAAAAGTTCGTCCCACTAGAGGTATCGATCTGGGGGAAGCTGCTAAGCCCGGAACAGCCGTTCCAGGCGCTGGCGAAGCTGATCCCACTAGAGGTATCGATCTGGGGGAAGCTGCTAAGCCCGGAACAGCCGTTCCAGGTGCGTAAGAAGTCCGTGACCGAACTTGTCGCATCGAATGAACATGTAAATGAAGTCATGTTGTTCGCACCTTCCCAAGCGTCGCTCAGATTCGTTCCTAAGTCAGCTTCAGCACCAATTGCAACAGACGTTAGCTGATCTTCATCCCCACTGTCGTTAAAAAACGGCCTGTAAACATCATCACTATCAATAGTTAAAACATAATCACCAGCAGCGTAGGTATGAGGTAATACATTAAGTGTGCTTGTTTCAGCGTCACCGTCGCCCCAATCAACTTCATAATCAACAGTTCCTGTAGATCTAAGGTTGAACACCCCGCCAGTGCTTGTAATGCCGTAAGTAATGGCTGCAGTATCAACTAATGCCCCCGCAAAAGATATGAAGCTATTAATGTAAATGACAGACATCAGACACCTCGCGTGACGTACAGAGTTACCTTCAGGCCCTCGCCTGCCGTGCCGCTCCCGATCTGATCAATATCAATTGAGATGATTGAATCATCAGCCAATGCTGAATCACTGATCACCGCAGGAACGGCAGCAGTGGCAGATGTGGTTTCGCTGGCATCGATCGAAAGCTTGGTGCTCA